CTAGTGGTTATTATAATGGAACTTATTTAGGATATCCTATAATAAAAAATTATGAAGATTTCCAAACAATAGACCCTGAGTTTTATAATAAAGTTAAACAAGTAGCTAGAGAAATTGGTCTAGCAGATTATACAGCTTTATTTAAAGTTATGAAACATGAAACTGGTGGAACATTTAGTCCTGCTATAACTAATGGTGTTGGTTATTATGGTTTAATTCAACTTAATAAAAACAGTATACAAAAATATGGTTATACAATAAATGAATATACTTCAATGTCTAGAACAAGACAGATGGATGAAGTTAAAAGATTTTTCTTATACTGGAAAAATACATTAGGATTATCATCTTACAAACCAGTAGATTTATATGTAGCATTATTCTGGCCAGCAGGTGTTGGTAAACCTGATAGTTATGTATTACAAACATCAAACTTATCAGCTCAAACAGTAGCCGAAGCTAATCCTAGTTTTAATAAAAGATTAAGAAGACCAAAAGGTGAAGCCTTAACTATAGGAAAACTTAAACAATATTATAATTTAACTGGAATGTTATGAGTACAATATTACCTAGTCAATACGAAGGAGAACAGATTATATTATCATCTGGTCGACTTATCTTAAATGGTAGATCTGATAGTGTATTTTTAAGTTCTAATCAATATATTCATATAAATGCTAATGAAGGTGTTTATATTGATGTTGGGCCTGAAGATACAGATAATATAGCTAATAAATTTTATATTAATTCTCCATTAATTCAATTAGGTGATGAGAAAAAAGGTAATTTACAAGCTGTAGTAAAAGCTGATGATTTAGCTCAAATTTTAAAAGAAATAGTTGATGCTTTTGATACTTTTAACAAAATAGCCTCAACTAGTGTAAAAATTCCACCAATTTATACAACAGCATCAAACACATTAATCACACAATTAAATCTAATCCTATCTAAACTTGATAACCCAGGATTTTATAAGTCTAACATAACTAAAACTATATAATGGCTTTAAAAGATACAATAAATAAACTAAAAACCTCAACACCAAATTCAGAAATTATTGAAAATTCATCTGGTGGATTTAGTTTAACTAAAATATCTTTTAGTTCTCTTGTTAATATAGTATCACCTATACTTAACAATTTTTTATTATCGTCATATAATACCGATAAATTAATAAATCAAGTTATAAAAGAATCAACTAGTTTATTAAATAGAAAAGGAAGAGTTGAAATACAAGGAACTACTATTAATTTTTATCCTATTGTTGATGGTCCTTGGTTACAAATAAAATCACAATTTGATAGAAAAATACAAATAATAACAAAAGGTATTGAACGATCACAAGAAACTATTAATGTATTACAAAAATTATTAAGTATTCTTAATACAGCTTTAACAACTTATCAAATATATTTAAGAATCCAACAAGCTAAATATAAAACTAAATCCGTAGTTTCTTCAACTGAATTGTTATCACCTAGTCCTACTAAACCTACATTATCTACATTCTTTTTTGAACCTAATATTGATAACCCTGAAACTCCAATAAATACTTTACAAACTAATTTAGAAAAAATGGGTTTTGTTAATAAAATACCTGAAACAAATAATGTTAATATTGAAGATATATCTTCATTTATAGATATTATTAGTTCACTTTTAACAACTTTAAATTCTTTATTAACAAAAACTAAAATTAAACTTAACGAGGCTAGATTAGAAATAATAACCAACCCAGCAGACTATTCAAATACTAAAGATAATATAATTTCTTCATTTAATTCCGTTGAGGTACCATTAACATTAGAAGAAACTATAACAGGTTCAAATGGTATAAGATATACTATTAAAATTGTTGCTTTAGATAATGGGTTTAATAAAGCAGTAGCATATGAAGCTTTATCAGGATTACTAATAACCCAAACAGCTCCTAGTATAATTAAAACACCATATGAATTAATTCAAGAATTAAAACGAATACTTAGTTAATATAAATATTTATAAACATGAAAGCAAACGAATTTTTAAATGCAATCAGAAAAGTTGTGCGAGATGAAGTAAGAAATGTACTTCGTGAAGAACTTAATGAAATGAGTAAACCTCAAATTACTGAATCTAGAACAGTAAAAAATATTGTTAAAGATATTCCTGTTAAAAAACAAACTTTTAAATCAACTGGTGATCCTATTAAAGATATTTTACAAGAAACAGCTGCTGAGGGTAGTTGGAGAACTTTAATAAATGGTACTTCTCCTATGGCTCCTAATTTTTCATCAATGATGCCTAATGTAGGTGGATATGAACCTAAATTAACAACTATAGAAGGATTTTTACAACAATCAGGTCCTGTTAAAGATATTAATCAAGTACAAATAGATGCTGTTCCTGATTATAGAGCTATAATGGGTAAACTAAAAGAAAACGGTAAAATCTAATGGCATATAGACCAATATATAGGATTGATACTCAAGATATTCTCCCACAAAGAGCATTAGGTATAAGTGTTTTATTTAATGGACCTAATGTTTTTGTACAAAATACAACAACTAGAGAAAATGTTAAAGCTAATTTAATTAATTTTGTTTTAACTAATAAAGGAGAAAGAATTATGGATCCTAATTTTGGTGGAGATGTTAGAAGAATACTTTTTGATCCTACAACTAATGTTGATAGTATAATAGCTACTTTAGAAGAAGATATAAATAGATATGTTCCTAATGTTGTAGTTGAAAATATATCAATAACAACTAATCCTGATGCTTACGAAGCATCATTAACTATATTATATAGCATATTTAATCAATCAGATACAGTAAACATTAATATAACACAATGAGTCAAGATATAAAATATATTAACAGAGACTTTACTTCTTTAAAACAAAGTTTAGTAGAGTACATTAAAAATTATTACCAAAATAGTTATATAGACTTTGGAATTTCTGCTCCTGGTAATATGTTTATTGACTTAGCTGCTTATGTTGGTGATGTATTATCGTTCTATACTGATAATCAAATTCAAGAAACATTATTAGCTTATGCTCAAGAAGAAAAAAATATATTAGCTTTAGCTTACTCCTTAGGATATAAACCTAAAGTAACATCAACAGCCCAAACAGTTTTAGATATATATCAATTAATACCTTCAGATGCTTCTAATGACTATAACCCAGATTATAGATATTGTTTACAAGTACAAGAAGGTTCAACAGTATCATCAACATCTAATCCTAGTGTTAATTTTATAACAGAAAATTTAGTTGATTTTAGATTTTCTTCATCTCTTGATCCAACTAACATATCAATATATAGTTATTATGCTGGTACATCTAACCCAGAATTTTATTTATTAAAAAAACAAGTTCAAGCCTATTCAGGTACTAAAACCTCAACTACTTTTACTTTTGGTGCTTCTGAACAATTTTCAACAGTTGAATTAGTTGATAATCAAATTATTAAAATTGAAAGTATAGTTGATAGTGATGGTAATATTTGGTATGAAGTACCTTATTTAGCCCAAGATACTATTATTGATAAATCTTATAATATTCCTGTTTATGAACCTAATTATGCTCAATATAGAGACTCAGCTCCTTATATGTTGAGATTAAAAAAAGTCAATAGAAGATTTACAACTAGATTTACCAATGCTACAACATTAGAAATAGGTTTTGGATCTGGAGTTGCTTCAACCCCAGATGAATTAATTATCCCTAACCCAGATAATGTTGGTTTAGGTTTAGTTGATGGTATATCTAAATTTAATACTGCGTTTGATCCATCAAACTTTTTATACACTAATGAATATGGTTTAGCACCATCAAATACTACATTAACAGTCAATTATATTGTTGGAGGAGGACCTGAATCAAACGTTCCTTCAGATGATTTAATTACAGGAGGTACAGTTAATTTATTTATAGACTCATATGGTTTAAATGCTGGTATATTAACAGAAGTTCAAAATTCTATTAGATTTAATAACCCACAAGGAGCTTCAGGTGGAGGTCCTGGAGAAACAGTTGAAGAAATAAGACAAAAATCATTAGCTAATTTTTCAACTCAACTACGTGGTGTCACTAAAGAAGATTATTTAATCAGAACTTTATCAATGCCATCTGAATTTGGGTATATATCAAAAGCATTTGTAGCTCAAGATTATAAAGTAGGTATTGATACTGATAGACCTGGTGAATTATTAAATAATAATCCTTTAGCCTTATCTATTTATATTTTATCTACTAACTTAGATAGTAAATTAACATCTACATCTCCTGCTGTTAAACTTAATTTAAAAAATTATTTAGAACAGTTTAAAATGGTAAACGATGCTATTTCTATAAAAGACGCATTTTATATTAATATAGGTATTAATTTTGATATATCCGTTTTAACTGGTTATAATGCACAAACAGTATTAACAGAGTGTATCACTAAACTAAAATCATTTTTTGAAATATCTAAATGGCAAATCAATCAACCTATTATAAAAACAGCTGTTGAAGCTATATTATATAACACACCAGGTGTTCAAACAGTTAGAAAATTAGAATTTATTAATAAAGCTGGATCAAATTATTCTCCATATGCTTATGATTTAAATGCTGCTACTTTAAATGGAATAGTTTATCCTTCTATTGATCCTTCTATATTTGAAGTAAGATATCCTGATTCTGATATATCTGGTCGTGTAATAGTTTACTAAAAATATATTTATATAAAATGGCTGTATATAAACTATTCCCTAT